TCTGCGACCATGCGCCGACCGTACAGCAGGCCCGCGGCCGTGCCGCTGAAAGCATAGCTGCCAGCGTCCAGCGTGATGACGTAGGTGCGGACAAGCCCGGCAACCGCGCCAGTGAACGCAAATGCGCCAGCCTCGGCATTCAGTCGGCGCCCGAACAGCAGCCCCACATCGGTGCCGGTGAAACTGAAACTGCCCGCGTCGCAAGGCAGCACTTTGGCGCCGCCGCTATCGATCAGCGTCGCGTCAGTCCCGGTCATGGCGAACGAGCCTGAATCGAGCGCGATCGACCGATCGATCAGCATGTCGTCGCCGGTCACCGCGTAACTACCGGCGGCGCAAACTAGCACGCGGCCGAGCAGTAGATTCGCACTCGCGCCCGTGACCGCGAAACTGCCCGCGTCGCAGGCCAAGGTCCGCGCGCCGCCACTGTACGTCAGCGTTACATCGGTTCCGGTGACCGAAAAGCTCCCACTATTGCAGGCCAACGTGTAGGCGCCGCCGATCGTCCACCGCGGCGTAACGGTGTAGGTCGACAACGCCGTGCTGCCGGCGTAGACGCGGAAATCGAAATAGTCGCTGGCAACGGCCGGGCTCTGAGCACGCAGACACCACTCAAGTTCGGTGTAGTCGTCCGTCGTTACGTCGATCGAGTCGGTTCCGTTCTCGTCGTCCCATCGGCGGCCGGTCACGAAGTCGCCGGTCGTCTTGCCGCTCGGCGCGGTCAGTCGCGCGGTAGTTGCTTCGCCACCGGCCGCGATGTTCGCAGAGGTGGCGACGTAGACATCCGGCGCATAGCTGTACTCGATGTGCAGCCGCGGCGGGTTGTTGCCGGTATTCTCAAAGCTCTCGATCGTCAGATCGCGCGTCGTGGTGGCGCCGCCTTGGATGCGAATGCCGAGTGCGTTACCGCTGGCCCATCCCCCGCGGTCGACGATCTCCTGGATGACCGAGACTAGACTCGGTGAATTCCAGTAGTCCGCGCCCGTGGCGCCGAGGTTAGTACTGCTCCACGACACGCTGGCCGTTGTGACGGCGCGGTTCGTGATGTCGCTGGCCGTCGTGGTGAATGCGGCGGTGTTGTCCTCGTCGAATCCGGTGATCGTGACTAGCGGCTCGTCCTCGCCGGTGCCGGATGGCACCACCGAGATGTAGGCCGCCGTGATGGTGGCGCCCTGCGGCACCGCCACACCCTGCCAGCGCATGCCCACATACTCTGTCGTCGCGTCCAGCGAACCGCCGATCGTGGTTCCGGTAACCGTTACCGTAGTGCCTGCCTGCTGCGCGTCGTCGGCACCGGCCGATACCGTGTAGTCGAGCACCCGCGTGCCCGGCGTGCCAACTGGCACAGGGATGTAGCCCCCCGCGCCGTTCTTCTGGACGTACAGCGTATAGGCGGTGCTCGGCGGGTCGCCCGTCGCGTTCACCAGCATCCGTAGCAGGATGTTGGTGTTCAGCGCCGCGGTGATGTTCGGCGAGTCTTCCGAGGTCCCGAGAAAGGTATGTGCGGACTCGGATCCGTCATCCGCGCCGAACCTGGCCCCCTCCTGGTCGCGCGTGCCGGTCGACGGCTGGAATACCAGCGCGACAACGAGCGGGTATTCGTCCGTCTCGCTGTTGACGGTCAGCGATGTTCCGCTCGCCTCGATCCACTTGAGCCGGCCGCTGATGTTCAGTACGTTGGCCTGCGTCTGGAGACTGGTGTATCCAGTACCCAGCGCGGGCGCAGTGGTCGTGTAGGCAGAATCCAGGACGACGACTTCATCGCCCGACTGCGTATCGACCGTGACAGCAGCGTTTGCCCCGGTGCCAGCCCGCGCGATGATCGTTGTGGTATCGCGCAGCGCCGTCGTAGACAGGCCGCCCATGCACACGAGAAAGCGCACAGGGCCGTTCGACACGTTCGGAGGATCGTCGAACGCATGCGCAAACGTCAGACCGCTGCCGATGTTCGGCCCGGTCGTCCACAGCGCATATCCGCCAGCTAAATCTACTGCGTTGCCTGTAAGTTCGGCCGCGCTGTCGAACGACTCGCCGTCCAGTGTCGCGGACGCAAGACCATCTCCGGAGTCTGAGTAATAGCAGGACCAAACAAAAGCTACCGCCTGCGTGCCCGTCGGGATATCAACCGACTGGCTCGTGCTGGTGATGACATAGGACGCAAGGATGGTCATGGGACCGCGCTAGTCCACGCCGGATCGACTTCGTTGTAGTACTGGATGTAGCGCGAACCTGATTTCTCGTCGTAGGTGCGCTCGTTCCCGTCCAGATCGCCTATCAGGAACAGGCCCACCAGGCCAGAGGCGTCCGCTGACGGGTAGGCGGTCGAGGCAAGTTCGCCGCTGGTAAGCGCGCGATCCCAGAAGCACACGAGGCTTATCTCGCCCCAGTAGTCGTCCCAGTCGGCGCCGCCGAGAACGCTGATCTTCTCGCCGCCGAAGCACCAGAACTGTTGATTGGCAGGGAATCCCGTCCACGAGTCCCAATACGTGCCCATGTCCGTGCGGGCAGAGGATGTCTCGGTCGCTACAAGCACGCCGTCAACCCACAGTTCAAGGATCGAGCCCGACCCGCCATCCCATCGGCGAACGCAGCGGATCAAATGCCAGTTACCATCAACGACATTCAGGCCCGACGACCGCAGGCCGTGAACGTCGCCCACCCGCGCGTCAGCGGCCGACCCGTCGCCAAATGTCCACTGCACATCGCCGCTGCTTGTGATCTGGATCGAGAACGTTCCGGCGTAGACGGTAGTGTTGTTGTGCCCGTCGAGCAGGAAGTTACCTTCGTACCACCAGTCCGGCGTGTCGTAGATAACATTCGTGTCGTTGGCCCAGAATCCGGTGCCGCCACCAGGGCCGAACGAGCGCGTCTCGTCGCCGCGCATCCACACCTGGAACGTGAACTCTCCCTCGCCGAACGTGGGGGGCAGCGTGGCAAGGCGCGCGTGGTCGGTCTTCTCGTTGTAGAAGTTCAGCGAGCCAAGCGGCGTGACGGAACCGGGCCCACTTGGCCCGCCGCGGTTTGTCCTGTGCGTCAAGCGGCCCACGTCACGACCCTACGAGGCCCGTTGAACTGACTCGAATGACGTACATCCCGGTCACGGTATGGTTCGGATACCACAGCAGGCACGCATCACCGTTGCCCATGTCCTGCACGATGTTCCAGCGGCTGAATCCGGCCGATCCGTTGTCAGACGAGGTGCCCGGCAGCGTGTCGCCCGTAGCGGTGTAGGTAGTGCCTGTCCAGTTGTTAGTAACCGTCTCCGGCACTGTGATCACGCGGATCGCGTTGCCGCCCGAGTTGTAGCTGTAGAAGCGGCGCGCGCTGTCATGCCACACGCAGCCGCCGTTGTAGTACGGCCCCCACGGTTGGGTCCCACTCACCGTGTGCGATGTCCATCCGGCGCCCAGGTTGTCTAGCTGGAGCGAGTGGAATGTGCCGGTGTTGTCGTTGTCCTCAGACAGCAGCACGAGACGCCGGAGCGACGCGCAGTAGATCGCGCAGTTGTAGAAACCCCCGCCGCGATTTGGGGTGGCGATCGCGGTAACGCCAGTGACCGTGCCGGGATACGTCACATCTCCGGCGGCCACCACATCCGACACATCGAAATAGGCGCCGTTGCTGCCGGTCTCCAGCGTCTGCGGGAAGCTGAAGATGCGATCTGTAACGGGATCGTATGCGGCCGATCCGCCTAACCAGTTACTACCTCCAGTGCTCGAAGAAAGGCGCCCATGCTGGCGCCATGATTGCCCAGAGTCCCGGTGATTGATACTGAATGTCGCAGTCGTCCAGTTGCCATCCGTGATAACGCCGGACTGCGAATCAAGCGAAGGTAGCCAGAACCTGCCCGCCGCGATCACCGGGCGATGATAAGAATGCGTGTCAACCGGCTGACCGGTCCCATCGGTGCCCGAGCCGTTAGTCGTGCCGTCACCCGTAACGCCGGTCCCCGCGCGCCGCCGCACCCACGCAGGCGACGGAACCCGCACCGGGAACACGTAGACGGAGTTGTTGCCGCCGTCGTTGTGTCCTCCAGGATCGCCGATGACGAATTCGCCGATCTCCTGATCGACCGCCGCACCGATCCACGGCATCGTCAGCGTGCGGGCCGTCACTCCGCTGCTGACACTCTCCATCGTACCGGTGCCGATCTGATCGGCCACGCCTGGCGTTAGCGCAACAAACCAGCCAGGCGCATCAACCGGCCCGCTCGGCCCACCGCGGTTCGTTCGGTGCGTCAACCTGCCCATATCACGCCGACAGTGCGGCGCGCAGCAGCAGCCAGTCGGCGCGCGGCAGATGCATCACGAGCGGACACGGCACGCGGCAGCACACCATATTGACCATGCGCTCGATCGTCCGCAGCCGGCTGCGCGATGGCTGCCGCCGCGTGCGCCGTCCGGCCTCTACGGGGCTGATACGCACAGCGCCACCTGATCCGTGCGGCCGTTGACGCCGCAGTAGTCACCGGACCGAGCCCCGGCGCAATCGCAAGGCGTGCCCTGCGTGGCGCGGCCGTTGCTCGTGGTGCCGCGGACGCCCGCCGCGAACGGGTAGGCTGGGCGGGTGCCGGCAGGCGAGGCGTTCAGCGCCGCGGGCGCGACGACGTAGGCGCTGGCCGTAGACTGCTCGTCGAGCCACTGCTTGTAGAGCGCCACCTTCACGCGGTGCGTTACAGCCGCGCAGACAGCGGGCGCGGCCGGCAGGGTGATGTACGCGCGCATGGCGTCCTGCCGCTCAGTCTCGGTGCCGCTCGCCAGCGCCAAGGCGCGCTCACGCCAGTCAGGGAGGAAGTCCGCGATCCTGCCGGCGAATACATGGCGCATCTGGTCCTCTGGGCAGCGCCAGCCGATCGCGTAGCACTCCGCGTCCAATCGAAACTTGTACGGACTGCCGGTGCCGCCGTGCGCCTCGGCTGGCGAGCACGGCGGGACTGTCTGAGCGAAGGCGGCGGACGAGAACAGCAGGGCGAGAGCAAGCAGGTATTTCATCCAGTCCTCATTGCGTCTTGTCCTTGCGATGCCGCGGCCATCTGCCGCACGAGGTCCTTGATGCGTTCAACGCCAAGCGCCACGGCCTCGCCCTTGTACTGCTCACCCTCGGCGTACACCGGCTGGATGATCCGGTTGCCGCCGCCGAAGTCGCCGATCACGTCGCAGTACAGACAACCGTCCTCGACCGGCTCCCACGGCGTATTGCTGACGATCACGTCAGCCCTTGAACACGCCCGGCTCGGCCTTGAGCGACTTGCCCCCCATCGCGGTGGCGAGTGCGCCGAGCAGCTTGCGCTTCTCCGCATAGTCGACGGGACGTATCGCCTTGAGCTTGGCGCTGATCTCGCGCTGCTTGGCGAGCAGGGGTTCGATCTGCGCTTGCAGCGCCTTGCCTTCGGCGATGATCGGCGCGGTCTGCGCATCCATCGCCTCGACTTCGGCCTTCAGGTTCGCGTATGCGGCCTTCAGTTGTTCCGTGCTGTTGCTCATGGTCACACCATCGTGTAGAGGTTGGCGCCGAAATCCAAAGTGAACGTCTCGAGGTTGGCGAGCGTCACATCCGAGCCGTAGTCGTAGTGGCAGATGAGCGGATCGGCCGGACTCGTCGGGTCGTCGTTGTAGATGCCGACTCGGCGGAACGTGGCGACCGCGCCGGAAGCGGTGAGAACAAGGTCCGTGAGCACGAGCGAATACGTGCCGGTCGTTTGCGACGACGAGGCGACCGTGATCACGCGCGACGTAGCAAGGTTCGTGTAACTGATCTGCACCACGTCAGCCAGCACGGCGTCGAGCGAGTTGCTGGGCGCGTTGGCCTCGGTAGTCATGAACACGGTCGGCGTGCAGGTCGCGTCGGACGCGAAGTTGTGCACACCCTCGTTGACGTGTTCGACGAATGCCTGGAACTTGTTGAAGGTAGCCATCTACTGGGACTCCAGAAAATGAGGGGTCCGGTTTCGGTCACTGATCGCCACCGCCGCCATAAGGCACGTGCAGCGTCTCGTCCGCCCGGTTTCCCCGTGACTCATTGCACTCCGATGGGATGATCGATGTCCCCATGCGGGGGCTGGAACAACTCGTTGACATCGCGCGAAACCAGCCGCGCGCCGCTGTTGAGCAGCATCGGCTGCCCCTTGACGATCTCGCCGCCGTCCTTGACCCACACGACGTTGATCTCCGAGCCGTCAGAGCAGCGGATCGACAATGTGTAGCCGTTGGCGTACACCGCTTGAATCGTGCGGCCGGTCATGCGTAGGGTAAGGTCCATGATCACCAGGATCGAACAAAGCTGCCGCGGCGTACACGGCGGGCGGGTTGTACTGCGGGCGGCTCTGGCGCGCGTTCCTCTTGCGGGGCTGGCTGTTCAACCGGAACGCGGTCTTTCTTCTGCCTCGCCAGCGCGGACCAGTTGACCGCACCGATCGAGCACAAGGCGGCGTAGGCGTACACGCGGCAGTCCAGCGGCTCGTTGCGGATGCCAGGACGCCGGCGCCATTCGCGGATCGGGACGCCCCGATGGAACCGGGTGTGCTTCACCTCGCTGGTGAGCCCCGCGAACCACTGAGCGTCGCGGTCGTCCGGGAAGTGGCAGTAGCCCGCGCCCGCCGCGGTGAGCTTCAGCCGGTGAAAGATCACGTCCTTGGCCTGATCCACACCGATCACAAACAGTTGCCCGCCCTTGACCTTCGTTGCGCGCTTCGGCCAGATCAGCCGGTTGCCGCCCGACATCCCCTTGATTGCTTTGACCCGCAGGCGCCGATTCTTCCAGGCCCACGCATACACCGCCTGCGCGAAGTGACCGCCCGAGTCGATGCATGCGGCGTAGGCCCGCTGTTCGAGCAAGTACGCTTCCAGGTCCCGCCATAGCGTCGGCGCCGATGGATCGCCGTAGATCACGCGGTAGGCGAGGCTCCAGCTTTCCTCGCCGTCGCCCCATCCGACCGTTTCGACCTCTACCCGGTCATCCTGCACGTCGATGCCGCAGGTCCGCAGCAGCACGCCCTCCGGCTCCGCGACCCAGGGTTTGCGCCGCGACATCAGCCCGGAGTCGTCGAGGGCTTCGCCGTCCTCATCCCACGTCTCGCCAAGGCAGGTGTTCTGCCACGCGCGCATGCGTTCGGCCGACCGGCTCTCCTTGGCGGCGACGAAAGCGACCGCGATGTCAGCGATGGTCGACCAGGGCGAGTAAAGCTCCGACAGGTGGAACCCCGCGACCCCGGCAAACACGCGCTCTGCGCGCCATTCTCCGCGGCGGATCGCGGATACCCGCTCGCCGTCGCTCCATGTTGCGCCGCAGTGCGCGCAGACGTACTTCGCATCCTGCGGCTTGCCCTGCGGCCACTGGACTTGCTTCCACTCCAACGGCTGGGGGTCCGAGCAGTGCGCGCACGGCACCCAGAAGCGCCGGCGGTCGCTTTCCTCGTAGGCCTGCTCGATCCGACTGAAACCCTTGATGGTCGGGGTCGAGGTCAGCACCGTCTTGCGGTTCCAGAAATTCTTGTTGCGGGCTTTAGCGAGCGTGACCGGATCGCCTTCCGTCCCGGCACTGGCCGGATACCTGTCCACCTCATCGCACAGCACAACCCGCACCGGCCGCGACGCCAGCGACGCCGGCGAGTTGGCACCGGCCAGCGTGACGTGCCCACCAGGGAACTGCTTGTGCAGCAGGGTGTTCCCGCTGTCACGCGACCGCGGATCCGCCACCAGGCCAGACAGCGCGGGTGTGTCCCGCAGCATCGGCGCGAGCCTGTCCTTGCTAAACGCCTCCGCCATGTCGAGCGTGGGCTGCACCAGCAGCATCGGACTCGGGTCCTGCGCGACGTGGAACCCGATCGCGTTCAGCAGGGCTTCCGACTTACCGACCTGCGCCGAGGTCTGGACGACCACGGTATGCACCGCGGGGTCCGTGATCGCGTCCAGTATCTCCCGCTGGTACTCGGCCCGGCTAGTGCGCCACTGCCCCGGCTCCGCGCTTGCTTCGCCGGACAACCTTCGGTAGCGGTCCGCCCACTGGCTCAATGTCAGCTTCGGCGGCGGCTTCAGCCTCTCCCGCGCCTTCTCCGCCAGCGCCGAACGAAGCGCCTGCTCCGACTGCGCCAGGTATTCTGGCGTTAGATAGCTCTCCGAGCACGTCATCGATCGCGCTTTCCAGGATCGCCCGCGACTCGGCCGCGGTCATGTGGACGACCTGCGGCGCCAGCGCCGACGGCAGCGACAGCAGCCGCGCCCGGACGTTGGCGAACGCGTCCCCGACGATCTCGGCGATCGCTTGCAACGGCACCAGCTCCCCGCGCTGCTTGGCAAGCTCAAGCTCTGCCAGAGCCGCTTCTGCCGCGGTCTTCCGGCGCTTGGCCTCGTCGATGTCGAGCTTCGACGTGTCGCCCTGCACCGCCTCGACCGCGCGCTTCTCTTTCCAGCGCAGCACCTGGCCGATGTTCAGTCGCCACTCGCGGACCTTGCCGCGGTACGACTCCCGCGCCGGGCAGCCCTGCGTGATCCACGCGCGGACGGCCGTCTTGTCGACCCCGCAGATCGAGGCGGTCTCAAGTAGCGAAAATTCCCGCGCTGCGGCATCCGACATAAAGGGCGGTTTCAGTT